TATTTAAAGTTGATGCACAATACATTGACATTGATTTATTATGATATACAGTATTTTTTTTGTTTATACAGTTTTCACGTAAAATATATATTTTTGCGTAGTGAAAAAATATATATAGGAGATATATAGATGGCAAGATCACAAAAAAATAGAAAACAATCTAATAAAACTCGTAAATATGTGGGAGGAAATCATTTACCTGAAGCCGCAATAAAAAATATTATTGCTAGAACATTTGAAGGCATGAATGCAAGCGAGGAGGAAGAAGAAAAGGCTGCCAAATTACTTCATAAAATTTTACCAACATTAACATTTGAAGAGGGTTATAGAGATTGTAATGGGCGCCGTTCTCATGATTTAATAGACCAAGCTGTCCTGAAATCCAGATGTTGGTTTGAAGATGCGCTTGATAAATCAAATGGAGGTGAATTTAAAATACAAAGCCGTTATTTTGGTAAAACTGGACCAGAACGTAATATTAATAACCCTGCTGCAAAGGCACATGAAAAAAAATATGGCCGAATGTTACGTTCTCATCCTAACCGCCCAAGATCACCCGATCTTCCTCCATCTCCAGGTCAAGAAGAAAGTGTAAAAAGTAAGAGTAAAAGTAAGAGTCCTACGCCAGTTGAGGAACCAGTTCATGTGGAGGAACCTGTTCATAGTACGACTCATAGTGCTAGTAAAAGCAAGAGCAAGAGTCCAAGTCCTCAGAAAACTAAAAAACGTGGATTTTTTTCAAGACTTTTTGGACGTAAATAAAAAATCGATATAAACATTAATAACAACTATAAGTTATTATTAATCAAAATGTTTGGATGCACATATTTTGTAATATCTAACAAAATAAAAGATTCGAATATTGTCATAAAAAATAAATGCTCAGATTGTGCAGCTGAAAAAAACATTATTACATTGACTTGTGGACATAATTATTGCATAAAATGTTATAATAAAAACAGATATTGTATAGCATGTGACAAACTTAACGGGCGTTCTTATTGTTGGTGTTGCTCTTAGTGTGGTTGCGATGGAAGTGCCTTTGTGTATGCTTTACCCTCAATTATTGCCCCCGCATTGGGTTCATCTTTACCGTTTCTTGCCCACGCAGGCATTTTCGTAAGACTCCATTGAATAGATCTGGTTTTGGTATACCAACTTGAACTTCCAACAGAATCGCTAAATGCTTTGTTGGAAATAATGAGAACCTCTTCACGCCAATATCTGCGGTCAGAACCACAATGCTTGTTGGCATGTGCGATCTCTACTTCAGCAGTAGCTCTGAGTTTTTCATTTTTAGAAGCATCCTCGTTCAAAAGGAGCTTCTGGATTGCCTTCTTAGCACGCTTGATGACCGCATAGGGCTCTGTTGGAAGTTTTCCTCCCGCACTCATTTTCCTGGTTTTATTATTCTTCGATAACTTTTTGCTAGACATACTCAATTTTTTAGCCATGGCTCTATAGGTTATCGTGAGATTTTTTTAAATAATGATATTGGAGAACAGATTGTTTTAACAACGCAAATGCAATTAATTTTACTTTTAGACTTGAAAAAAAAAATATCATGTAATATTATAATGGCTTCCCCTTCGGTGTCAGATAAATGGAGATTTACTTTGTATACAACATTGGTCTTGGTTTTACTATTTAATCCATGGACATATAATTTAACAAATTCGTTATTATCTAATTTAGTAGGAACTATTGCCAATAAAGGTTGCCCTACTATGTTTGGATTTATTGTACATGTTATCGTTTTCACAGTGATTATTCGATATATGATGGATTTGCAGTTGTGAACGCATTAATATAAGAAACAATATCTTATATTAATTTTTCGATCAATAAAAAAATTATATTTAAGATAACAAACACAATATAAACTATTCATTCAAGAAATCCAAAACCATTTTGAGACCATACTTGCGAGATATATTTTGCAAGGTTTCTGCATCTTCTTTGGAGATTGATAACATATCATTAACTACAGTTCCGCCACCTGCTGCTTTTTCAATAACAACTTCAATATTCGGAAGTTCAACGTGTAGAGTTGGCAAAAGATGGTTTTCTTGTGAAACCATTGCAGTTGGTTGCTCATCGGATATTGTTTGTAAGATTTCATTGACCCTATAGATGGGTAGGGGCATTTCGTCATTCATAAGCAGTCCAGACTCGACGACACCAGTAAATACTTTGTCTTCTGCAAGAACTTGTGGCGGCACGGATTCAGGAACTTGTGATGATTTCTTTGCTTTTGATTTCTTGGCTTGAATTGGTGCAGGTGCTTGAATTGGTGCAGGTGCTTGAATTGGTTCAGGAACTTGTGATGATTTCTTTGCTTTTGATCTCTTTGCTTTTGCTTGAATTGGTGCAGGTACTTGAATTGGTTCAGATGCTTGAATTGATGGTCGCCCAAATTGTTTACGAATCAAGACCATCATTTTCTTAAAAATAGGACACTCCTCGTGCATCTTGACCTTAGTAGTACAGGGAATGGGTAGCTCTCCAGTAAAATTAATAAAACCAATCAACCCATTGTTATTATTATGGGCTTTAACTCCCATAAACTTTGAATAATGCATTGCTTCAATATATCTTCCACCCCTTCCAACATGAACCCTAGAAGCGTTCATGTTCCTCTTACCAAATTTTGGAATACCCGAAATATTAAATTTTCTACCATCAGCTTCAATTTGAAACAAAGTACATTTGGCGTTTGTTGCGCCATCCGTAACATCAAACTCATAAAGTTTATCTACACATCCACTTGCAGCTTTCTCTTCCAGAGACTGTTTCAACGATTTCCACTTACTTGAGTCTTTTGAAATCACCTCTGTTCCATTCTTAATTTTAATATTAATTACATAAGGTTGAAAGTAACTTGGCTCATAACGAGTCCGAATAATCTCCTGCAACGCAGTCATCAAATTCTTTGGATCATTTATTTCACCCAAAACAGAAATATCAAACTCCAAGTTCCATTGCAAACCGCTATTTTTGCACGTCTCTTCGTCATCATCGTCTTGATCATGTCTAGTTTCAAGACCCATAAATGGGCTTGAAAATATATTCAATGAACTAGAAACACCCTTTTTGTCTTGTGTTCTCCACGAAAGACTCCATTTTGCTGTGCGATAATTTGGCATGAATTTAGTTAATGCCTTCTTTGATCCATGGCCATAGACATTTTCTGTTTCGTTGCATGCAGTGTTAATCGAACACCATCCCAACATCCTGTTTTGGTTAATAAGACCTTTTCCGTTGTCATTTACAATTAATATGCACTTTCTTGGATTAGTAAGATCAAAGATAATATTAATAACAGAGGCTCTTCCTGCACCCAATGCACCGTCAATCCATTCTGGTAATACCAGAAGTGATTCTGGATAATCATCGGAATGTGGGACACCTTCATTGGCGGAACCACGCCAATTACCTTCGTGATCATTTCTTGAAATACTCATTGTGAATAGTTTTAAACTAGTTTTTAGTTTTTTATGATTATTCAATTTTTTATTGCTAACAACTGGTTGAGAACAGGTTTTTGCTGTTAATATAAGAAATAATATCTTATATTAATTTTTATTTGTTTTTAATAATATGTACACGCATAAAAATATGCAGTGCGTTTAGTTGGAATAGGCTACGCCAGCCATGCCACTCATGACACGGAGAACGTTGTAGTTAACAGCGTATACACGGACCTTGGCAGTGGCAGTTCCAGCAACGGTGGGGGCAGAGAGAACGAGTTGGAGTACGGCGTTGTCAATGCGGGAGAAGTTGCACGACCCACTGGGTTGATGCTCCTCAGGGCGGAGAGCGAAGGAGTATACGTTGATACCAGTGTCGGGGTGACGGGTGTGGTGTTGGTAGGGTTGGACAACATCGAAGTATGATCCCTCACGCTCTGAGAAGCGGTCTTGGCCATTGAGTTGGAGCTTGGCAGTTACTACAGGGTTCTCACCCCAGCAGTGCATGTCAAGAGCAGTCTCGGCGAGCACAAATGTGCCTGCATCTGATACAAGGGAGCCAGCGTTGTTGTTGAGGTTGGATTGTTGACCGAAGGGGAGGTAGTTGGTAGCAGGGGCATCGTTTCCGGCCCAGCCAGCAGCACCGAGACCACCATCAACAGCACCGGGAAGCTCGAAGAGTCCGGAGGCGTTGATGAAACCTTGGGATGCACCAGACTCTGTGGTCTCGTTGGGTCCACCGAAGGCGGCAATGGAAGGAGGAAGAGCATCGATGGCATCAGTGTAGTTGAAGGGTTGGGCACCGAGTGTGCGGAAGAGGACACCGGCAGCATCTAAAGATGAGCAGTAGTCAACGTTGGCATCGGGTTGGACAACCCAGATAAGCTCCTTGCAAGGGTGGTTGAAGTTGAGCTTGATCTTGTTGCTGGATGAACCGACGGACTCATCACCAGTGAACTGGAGTTGCTCGATGAGGTACTCGTGGGGGTTCTGGGCCATCTTGCGGCGCTCATCAGTGTCGAGGAAGATATAGTCAACATAGAGGGAGGCAGCAACAAGGGATTGTTGGTAGGCTTGGCTGACAGATTGGGTGCCGGCTTGCTTGGTGAGGTCACCAACAGCCCAGAGGCACTCACCAATGGGGCGGAAATCAATGTTGATCTTGACCTCGTGGTACTGTAATGCGATCAAAGGAAGGGCAAGGCCAGGGTTGCGGTTGAACCAGAAAAGGAGGGGAATGTAAAGAGTGGTCTCAGGTAAAGCATTGCGGGGGGCGCAAACTTGGCTGGGGCCACCAGCGGCAGCGCAAGGACCAGACACGGCGGCGAATCCAGGGTCAATCATGTAAGTGAGTTGAGTGGTGTGGCCGATCATCTTCCAGTATCCCTTTTGTTGCTCATAGGACATGGTGAGTTGGTTCCAGATGTGCATCCAGTCACCGTATTGGCGATCGATGCGTTGGCCACCAATCTCAACCTCAACTTGGGCGATGAGTTGCTCACCAATGTAGTTCAACCAACGGGCATAGACGGAGCCAGATGAGCCACGCATGGATTGGTTGATCTCAGGGAGAGTAACTTGGAGGTAAGTGCGGTAAGCAAGATCACCGTTACGGCTGATCGTGCAGGTTACACGGCGGCCGAAATCGGCTTGGCCAGAGAAGGTTTGCTCAATGGATTCCATGGCAAAGTTAGTGTGGCGGCGGTAAGATACCTTCCAGAAGGTGATCTCGGGGGTTCCAGTAAGGAAAACGTCTTGGGCGCCATAGGCGACGAGTTGCATAAGTCCACCAGCCATATCTTATCGATATTATAGACTAGCCAGAGAAAATAATTTGGCGGAAAATAAAATAAATAGAATTATTTTATTTTTGGGTTGTTTTTTCCTAAATATACAAAATATATAATCGTGCATATGTTGGGGTCAACGGGTTTTTTGTTGTTTTTTAGTGCGTTTTTTTGATGTTTTTTGTTTTTGGCGTTTTGATTTTGATTTGCGTTTTGATCGTGTTAGCATTTTGCGGGTTTTACGTTTACCACCATTACCTTCGGCTGTCTGTTGTGTAGGTGTAAAAGTTGCGTAATTTCTTGTCGCTGCTCTTGTAATAGGATTATCATATGATTCGCATGCATTTACAAAAAAAACAACTTTTTTAACACCAAGCATTGAATATAGAGCAATCAAATCTAATAAATATATTTTAAATTTACAATCGACTTTGCCGCTAAGAAACATTGACTTTAATCTTTTATAGATTACATATTTTACTGGTTTATTTTTAAAGTCTCCTCCGATGCACTCGTCGATTATGCTTACCATTCCATTCATAAGTTCTTCATCGTTTCTAAATATATATTGAACAAATGACGTAAAATCTAGAGTTTTTATCGGAAGCTTTAAATTAGGATCAGCAATTTCATTTGTTTTACTACACCACAACTCTCTGCTGGGACTTTGTTGGTTCATTCTAGAGAGAGACAAAAATGGTTGGCAATCAACCCCTTCAACATTAAAACACGTAAATCTTATATCTAATTTCAACCCAAGAAAAGGGTTGTCATTGTCAAAGAAAGTGCCGCTGTGTTTAGACATTGTTCTAAAATAATCTTTTGCTACTGGATCTGATTTACTTAATTTACTAAGATTATCGTACCATGCATAGTCCCATGCATGTTCGTCAGGGTTTTTACCATCATAAAATGCCATATATACTTTTTTCCAAAATACTCTTAGTAAAAGCCTAAATTCTTCTATATCATATAATTGTTGTTCTGGAACATCCATCACTGACTTTAAAGAAGTAAAGTCTCCTTCAGAAAAATCGTTACATAACAACTCAAAAAGTTCAGAAATATTTACAGAATTGATAGGACGACCACTCACAACGTTTCCTCTACAATTCCTCAAATAATTTAATTTTTCAATCACTGGTTCTACAATAATGCCATACCTTCTTAAAACCACAATATCTAAATTTCCAACAATGGGTATTTCATTTCCAAACGAACTTGCTAATGAATTGTATTTTATTTCCAGTTCATAAATATTCGATACAAACAATAAAAAACAGTCAATTACTTCTTTCGTTAATTGTTCTAATTGTTCTAATTGTGTCTCAACTACGGTATACGATTGGTTTTTATCTTCTATTAGTTTTACTATAAAGCGGCATAACTGTATAACATGTGTTTTAATGTCAAGTGGCCAATTGTAGGCACTAATTGATGTTGAAATAAATTCTAGCGTATTTGGTGCTACAGCTTTTCTCTTATTTAAAGAACCAGTAGAAGCACTAACATCTTTACGAACAGAGGTGTCTGTGTAAGCACCAGCAGCCGTAGATAAAGTACTAACGCCTATTCCAACAGAGGTGTCGGTGGAATTAAAATTAAGCAATTTTTCTTTTTCTTCATCAGTTAAACGACGGTATATACGACGGCTATCCTGAACTTTATGCTGTTCTTCGTCTTTGGTTTCTTCTTCGTCTTTGGTTTCTTCTTCGTCTTTGGTTTCTTCTTCGTTTTTTGCATGTTGTTTGTCTTCGTCCATTCGCTCTTTAACTACAGTCGGTTTTTTTACTTTGTTTAAATATTTAAGCATAGAACCTGCATATCCATTTAAATCATAAGCCATTTCTATTAACATCTCATAAAAACGATTTAATGGGATAAGATTAAGCATTGCGTCAGTTCGTGGATTAAATGTTAAAAATAATCCATGACAATCAGCAAAAACGCAATGTTGTTCACTATCAACAAATCCACTCATTTTATAATAATAATTTAATTAACTAAAATATTATTAGATTATAATTCTACTAGCGTTTCTTTCTAGTACATTTAAAATTTGCATCTCTCGAATATCCATCTTTGCATTTATTTACACAACGTCTCGTCTTCGGGTTACGCTCTTTTCCGGCTGGGCACGCCTCTAAAACATTACCTGATCGACTACCGTTTTTAACAGCTTTTATCTTTATGCATCGCCCTGTCGCAGGATTACGTTCTTTTCCTGGAGGGCAAGGTCCCGCTAAATCTTTCACGGGCTTAGATTTGATGCATCGCCCAGTCTTAGGATTAATTTCTTTACCGGGCGGGCATGGTGCGGGATCTGCATTTACAAAAGCTTGATCTACCTTCTTGATTCGAATCACTTTAGCAGGTTTCTCGGTTCGATGTTTATGTGCTGAAAGTCCATTTACTGCTATATGATCAACGATTTCCTTATCATATTTCTGCAACAATCCACTCTTTCTTAAAGCACCTTCGTATTCACTTATCAATTCATCAACTGTATAACGTGTACTAATCAGAGGTGATATCATAAATTTAAAAATATATTCCAAATCATTTGCAAAAGCAGGTTCCAAATGCCTTTTCGCTACAGCAAACCAATAGTTCATCGCCATACCAACACCAAAAAGGTCAATCGTCGAAATTGCTTTATCTAAGAATGCTTCGTAGCCCATATCAGCCATATCGTTTCGAATGGTTATTTCAAAGCCATCAATATACTCATTGCATTTTTTTTGGTATTCGGCATCGGGTAAATTTTTTGGTAGTACGTGACTAAAGAAATGCCCCAAATGTGTAGAATATAAGCTATCTTCTTTTTTTATATATGTAATAGTATCATCCTGTGTAGATTTATGACGTGTAACGGCATCATACCAATTTTTGTTTACATATCTGAGTTCCCATGGATAAGACCAGTGGAAAAAAGCAGAAGTACAATTACTTTTTTTTGATTGATTTATTAATGGCTTTTTAGATTGCATCATACCAAAATCAATAAAGTTAAGGCGGTTGGTTTCCTCATTATAAACAAGGTTTTGTGGTTTCAAATCAAAATGAACAAGACCTTTATCTAAGAATACTTTCAAACCAGCGAAAAGACGTAGGGCTTCTATTGCGAATTTTTCGCAGTTTTCAGTGCTCATTTCAGATCTTGACCAAGTACGCATTTTATCAGTATATGTTACTATGTTTTCGCCTCCATTCTCCATAAGAATAAGTTGATATTTACTAAGATTTTGAGCAGCACGATCACCAATAGTACATTTTCTTATAGCATTGACATTAAATTGTGATTCATCTACTTCACAATCTTCTGGCTTTCCTAAATAAAATTGATTTTTTTTGTCTGCTCTTGATACTTTAGAATACTCGGCGATTTCTTTTTTGGCATCTGGTTTAGAGAGGATTTTTGATACTTTGTTCACATATGTGATGCCAGTTTCGTCTTTGCATTTTAGACTAGGTTTATGTACACAACCATATGATCCTTGACCTATGACTGCTGGGCCCATAACAAGATTTATTGCGGTTCTTACTATATATACACATTTTTGTAGGGAACCAAGGTTCCCCTACATTCCGTAGGAGTACCTCCTTTTAGTCGTGCTTTGACCCGTTTCTTTCAGTTATCGTATTTACAAAGTCGCCACTAAAATTTGATACTAAAAATGTTTCTAAATAATTTTCCTGGAATATTTCACGGCGGTTCTCATGCTTTTTTGTAAATATGTAAGAGTCTTGTGATTTCTTTACGGACCAACCTTGTTCTAATGCATTCTGGATGAAAATCATCTTTTTGTATTGTGATTTTGTTAGTTGTTGATCCATAGATATTTCAAGGTTTTTAGTGGTCATGTCTATGTGTTTTATATATTTTTAGGATAGACGCTTTTTGTAGTATTTACGAGTTTTATGTTGTTGTATAAATTTAGATATAAATATCTAATGGTTTTATAACTAAATGGCAGAAGTAACACTAAATAGTACAGTATTTGATTATGACCAAGTGTTAACACATTATAAAGCAACTAGAGCGTCTGGTTTGACTGCGCCAGCGTCCGGGGCATTAAAAAATGAAGACAGACGGGTTTTTTTGGGTAAAACAGACTCTATACATGATTTTGATGATAAAGATAATCGGGTGCCGACAAGCCCTAATGACGCAATTTGGAATGCAGTAAGTAGAAATTTATTTACAAATTTACTTAATAAACCAACCCCATCACCCCCACCAAATCCCCCAACTTTTAATAATGATTTTTCGCCTTGGCTAAAAGCAAATAGTAATCAATCTATCACTGCATCAAAAGTTGAAGATCAAACGGTTTCCTACTTTGAACAAATTTTTGAATCTGAATTAAAAGTACAATTTACAAAAAAAACTACATACCGAGTCATTTTAAATATAATAGCAACTCAACCAGGAGCGACTCTAAATGAAAAAATATTGAATGCTGCGTACCATCCTGATCTTTTACTTGGAAGAGATTATCAATATTTAATTTTAGATGTTGATGTGGAAGCCGGTGAAGAATGGAATGTAGACTATTCCATTGAAGATAAAATAATTATTGGCTTATTCTTTTTAAATTTCTTTTTCCCACCACCAGAAGGTGATCCTGGATTTAATACAAGATTGGCTTCTTATATTACATTTGATGCTAACTCGAATGTACCAAGTAAAATATTTGGATTACTAGATCAAGTCATTAATTTAGTAACGCCTTTAAATATTGCTGATTCAGCAACCACTGGCGAAACACATTTAGCAATTGATAAAGGTCAAAAAAAAAATGGTGTAAAAAACACGTATGCTTTTCCTTTTGATCAGGGGAGTGAATTTCCAGATTATGATTATACTAGTAATATTTATACTAGAGACGAAATCAGAATACAATTAAAATTAAATAATGCAGCCCTTCCTTATGATGAAAAAACAAAATATGATTTTAAAATAGTTATAGATCCGCCACCAGCACCAGCACCCGGATTTTTAACATTTGACTATCAGCATAAAAGTGGTCCTAGTGTTACTTATTTATCATACTTAATAAATAGTAGTAATAATGGTAGGGAGTCCAAAATGGTAGATTTAACGGGCCTTAGGGGACCGGCATTATTGTTTGATATAAAACGGTCTGGTGATTGGGAACAATGTAATGCTGCATATAAATTAAATAAATATTCAGATGCTCCGTTTCGTGGACGTGTCATATTGTGTAGCATTGATAGACTTTGTGCATTATATTCAAGATGTATGGGTCAAAATACAATTTTACATTATTGGACACATTTAAAATTATTTAGATTTCCAGGATTAAGTATGTCAGAAGAAGAAATTAGAGAAGCAGAGGCTAAACTTAGTGAAAAAATAGCTGCATTAGCACAAGAGGATGAGTCTAAAAAAGATGAACTGTCTACTAAATTAAAAAACTTTTTTGGACAGCCACCGCCGACTCCAGGATTAGAACTGGCACCACAGCCACCAGGATTAGTAATGCCACCACAGCCACCAGGATTAGGACCCTCACCAGGTTCAGATTTTGATACATTGTTGAATACCACTATAATGGGTTTTAAAACCGGCACTCCCATAGGCAATTGGTTTATTTATCTAGCAAGGCAATTATTATTAAAAACAAGAGATGAAGTTTGGACTACACTGTCTCTTCCTGCCACGCATACTCTCACGTATCCTAATGGCCCAACCTTTTTTTCAGGACTTAGTGAAATTTCAGGACAAAATGTTAGTAAATATAATTCGGAAACTTTTGGTCCTTATTTTGAAAACTTTAAGTCACAGGGAAAAAGAAAGTTTTTTTTTTATGATCACAAATTTCTCTCTGATTTGCGTGATTTAATTTTGCCTATTTATAATTTTGATGATTCAAAAGCAAAAAGATCATTAGAACTTTTAAATTATAAAGAAGATATGGTAAAAAAAGGTTTTTTTGAATCATTTGAAAAAATAGAACGGCTTTTACCTGGTTTTATAACGATTGATATTTCTGCTACAAAAACTACTGCTGATGCAGCGTTTGACGCAACGTATGCCGATAATCTGGCTAACCTTAAAGCTGCAAATATTGCTTATTTTAATTCACTTAGAGTTGCTTTAAGAACACTTATACCAGATGTTGTCCAGGGGCAGAGAGGTGGCACAGGCGGCGAACTTCCGGTAGCGAAAAAATTAAAGATAGAAGAACAAGTACAAATGGCATTTGTACCACATGTAGCAGCTGAAGCAATTGCAATTGGAGCACAAGGAACACCTGAAGCACAAGGATCAGGACCAGGACCAGGAGGAGGACCAGGAGCAGGACCAGGAGAACAAATGGAAGTTGGAGCACCAGGAGCAGGACCAGGAGAACAAATGGAAGTTGGAGCACCAGGAGCA